GCTGATCGTTGCTTCAACACCAATCTTCAACGCCTGCTTGGTGCGGATTGGATCGTTCAACGCCCAAAGCGCTGTGCGCACAAGACTCGAAATCGCCGCACTTTGGTCATTGTAGAGTTTGTAAACACGCCCACTTTCACGCAATCCGTAAGCGCCGATCAAACCAGACAGAGGAGACGAATTGATATGCGTCACCTCGCCCATGTCGGTGACGAACCACTTGCGGTCAAAGAACAAAAGCTGGAGCTTGCGCAGCGTCCCACTTTCGTTGTACGTCACCGACCATGCTGCAAGCAAGATGTTGTAGATCAGCACTTGGCACGATGTCACCGCAAAACTGAAGTCAATGTTCGGGAAGATGTTGTCCAAAGCATCGCTGATCTTCGTCGTGGTCGCGCCGACAAGCGCGTACACACCGTAACGGTTCATGAACAAAATGCTGCGGAAGTAAGCGAAGATACCATCCTCAAGGTCGGAACCAATGGACGCACTGACGTTCGTGTTGGTAAACAACGTCTCGCTTGTGGAAGCATTGACCCTTACGTCGGAAAACACGTTGATCGAGTTCGTGCCAAAGACGTAAAGAAAGTTGTTGGCACTGACAAGCTGTGTGATGTTCCCGTAGAGTGTGCCGTCTGTAATCGTAATGTTTCCGGCACTCACGCTTGTAAAGTCGTTGTAGGACTCGACTGCGGAAAAGTACACGGTACGTCCCAAGGCAATCCACACTCTGCCCGAGAACGTGGCAATTGCCTGCCCGTTTTGCGACAGCAAATTGGCTGTCCCTGTAAACCCGCTGCCGCCGCCCGAACCTGTAATGGTCACTGTTGGCGCAGAGGTATACCCAGATCCTGGCTCCGTGATCGTAATGCTGTTAATCACGCCACCCGATTGTGTCGCTGTCGCTGTCGCCTGCACACCGCCCGTCTGGTTCGGAGCGCCAATAGATACGGAGATCGTGCCTGCATAAGCCGTTCCGCCGTTTGTGATCGTAACGCTCTGCACCGAACCCATCTTGACAAGATTCGTGCCATTCCAATTGAAGTAACCATTGGCCGGATCAATGATCAGCGCCCGTTCGTTCTTCCATTGCGCCACCTTGCAACCTGCATTGCTAAAGGTCGCAGCAGCGGCTACCGTCGTCAGTAAATTGGTGGACAGATTGAGTGCTTCACAACTGCCATTGGTCTGAAAGATCAACAAGTAGTTGACCCCACCAATGTTGACCGGAGCGCTGTACTCCGGCACACTTGCAGTGACCGCCATGAGCGCTACTGTGCTGCCACCCAGGAGAGTGCCTGTCGCCGTTGCAACGATCAGGTCGCCTACCGCAGGAATGGCTGTTAAACCGCTAAAAAACGCCTGCCACTGCGCGAGGCTGCTGCCCAAGGTGGCAACCCGATAGGTCTTGCCCGAGGTCACCGACGTGCCTGCTGTGGCGACTGCGGGGTAGTAGTTCGGCACAATCCTTAGGTTGCCAAAACCAATAGGCATGGCGTTCTCAAGCCACGCGAACTCATCCTTGTCAATGGCGGTACGATTGGCCTTCGTGTTGATGCCTTTGAAGTCCTTCGTCACATGATAGGACTTGCGCTGTTCCGTAGCCATGTCAGTACGGACTGCTGAACGGTGTAGGCAGACGCCGCGTCATCGAAGACGCAATGGCAGATCGAGCTTGCTTGTCGTACTCGATCTTGAAAATCTCTGCCTCACCATAGGATTGCTCCTTGTACTTGGCAAGGTATGCCGCATAGAATTTAATCGGCGACGTGTAGGGCGCTGGGATCTGATCGTTCCCGCTTTGCAGCGTCAAAGCCAGAGGCAGCACCACCGTATCCAACTCAATGGTGTAAACCTGATCCGGAGATGGGCCAAAGTAGATCGTCGTCATCCCATACAGGGAAAACGCAATCGGTCGGCCTGTGTAGTTTTGCCAGAACCGGAGTTGCGCATTGAACTCCGTCCATGACAAGTAGCGCAAGGGGATGCGTGTGTTCCCCCAGAAAAGATTGATGTTTAGAACATCGAGGATGCTATCTGCATAGGCTGGCAGCGATAGCGACGATAGATTAAGTGTCTCGACATTGGTGGTGACTGAACTCGGAGCAAGATAACGAAGGCAACCCGTATCGCGCACAATACGATTTCGCGCATCGTTGATGTAGTCCGTTAACTCTGCATCCGTCCAAAACACCCCGGTGGCATCATGCAAGAGCCGACGCACCTCGGTAATGTATCCCGAAAGAGTTGCCATAAAGCTCTCATATCCATAAAGTCGTTCGCTCCGCCTTTAGCTTTTGGCTTAGAGCGGAGCTACTGAACTACCAGAGGGGCGAACAACTGGTTCCTTACAACGTCAAGATGTCGCCAAACACATAAATGTCTCCAGTTGCCGGAGCACCTTGCGCCGTGGTCAACGAAAAATACAAGTTTGGAACATTCGACTTGACCGTGATGTGTGCACTACCCGCAGTGTTGAGCGTCAAATCCAAAAACAACGTGGAACCTGTAAGCGTCGCGTAGGTTTGCCCAGCAGCCACAACAGCCGTCCCACCCTTGCTCACCGCCGTGTAAATTCCACCAGCAGCCGTGCTCAAACTCAACGACGCATTGGTCGCCACGATCCGACGCAAAATGTACTTGGCAGGATTGTCAAAAATCACAATCTGCTGATCGGTGGTCACATTGAAGTTTGCACCAATCAGGCTACCCAACAAGATACCGCCGAACCGAGTCGGCAACTCATTAGCAACGCGATTTGCGTCCATACGTCACCTCAAGTGTAAGTACCTGTCACCGACAATCCACCGTTCACCGTCATCAACTGCATGGTTGCAGCTTGAGCAGTATTAAGGTTGTTGAACCGGACATTGATACCATCCGAAAACAACACACCGCCGACGCTCACCGCAATCGTATCGGTCCACGTTGGCGTGTTGTTCACCGTGGTTTGCACTTTCACATCCGCATTGGGCTGGAAAATGTACATCCCCGCAGGAACAAGCGCCGTGGACGACGCTGCAATTGATACCGTTACTGCATCAAAGTACGCGCCTGCCGTGTCCGCATTCGGGCTGCTTGACGCAAGAATCAGCTTCGGAAGACCAAGAGCCATGATACCCTCCTTACAGCGTGAGCGAGTTGTAGCCCGTTACCTTGGTCATCGACTTCGGTTTCGTGCTTACAATCTCAGCAATGGTCAGAACAGCACCAACATAACCAATCTGCCAGTTGGGCAACGTGGACTCAAAGCCCGTAAACGCAAACTGGGCCTTGTTGTGCACATAGAGCGACAGATAGTTGGTGTTGAGCAGATACATCGTACCTTCTGGGCAGTACGGATCCGGATAGATCGGAATCCCCGCAACCATCAGCGCACGAAACGCCGAGTTCGGGCCTTCTTCCCCACCGAAACTGGACCCCGGCGTGATCATGTAGGTCTCTTGACCGACAAAATCCTGGGCCAACAGCGTCCAAGTGCCAAAGCCGCACACCCCAAAGGTTGGCATCTCAGCAGACTTTTTCACCGTACCAGAGATGTACTGGAGTACATTCTGCCGCGTCGGATTGACCGAACCCGCAGCGTACTCACTCGATGCCCACCATGTATAGGTTGAACGATTAAGACCCGCATACGTTCCTGCGGAATCCACAGCAATCGGCAGTCCGGTGAACCGCTGTGTGTTCGTGCCGTCGTCCGTGTACGCCGATGTCGCCATCGCATCCATCATGACGTTCGTGCAGTCATTCATCCGTGCCTCAATGAGAGGAATCACGGCATAGTCTTCCTGCACCGCACCCTCCATGCCCAGGAAAGGCACAGGTGCAATCATGAGTTTCAGATTGAACTCGGCATTGTACGCACCCTGCTGCACCGAAGGCTGCTGGAACGAACCCGAGTAGTCCGACCACTGGGCGTTCACAAACTGCGCCCCCTGCACCGGAACGGTGACCGAGGATACACCGCCCGAAGCGGTCTGGCTGTTTGCAAGCAACGCCGCCATGAGCGGGGTTGAGTTGTAAATCTGGACGATCAGCTTTGGGATGAACGCCCGGCGCGTCACATACGTCAGTTCATTGTACTGAGTTGTGCCGCTGGCTGGTATGATACCTCCACCAATAGGCATGATGAAATTCCTTTAGAAGATTCGCCCCTACTAAAGTCCAATCGGTCGTCTTGGGTTACGCAGCTCATTCAATGCCTGTACAGCAGACTCCCGCGCTGCGTTTTGCGGATTCTTGAAGTACGCCTTGAGGTCGAAGTTGTTCAACACGGGCGCACCTTGAAACACCGGAGTAGGCTTGGACACTTCGTCCGCCTGCTTCATCCAGTTGAAGTAGTCAGCGGCGGCATCATGATCGGCAATCTTCTTTTCGATCATAATTTTCTCCACCGCTTTCACATCGTCATCCGAACTTACCTTGCCGGATTGTTTGAGTGCGCGGCGACGATCGTCAAGCACTTGACGCGCATCACGTTCACGCAGTTTGGCTTCCAGTGAATCAATCTTGCTCTGCATGTGCTGACGGGTCTGTTCCATCCGATCCTGAATCTCAATCTCAGGAATCGGCAAGTCCTGCCGGATCTTCTTCGTCAACCGCAGTGCGTCAGCGCGAGTCGTCGGATTGTCGTGCAACTCCTTCGCCAGGAGTGCCAACTCGCGGATGTCGCCGTCGCTCAAGTTTTCAAGTGACATTGTTTGCCCCTTTTGTCACACCCGTCAGATGACTTTCTTGGTATCTCCAGGATTGGAGAGCGTCATCTTGTTCTTGCTTCCAGCCTTACCTGCATTGGTAAGACCACCAAAGTCATTAAAACGCGGAGGATTGATGATCTGGCCGTTGGACTTGCTGTTGTCCAAAGGACGGCGGATCGTCTGTGCACCACGAGGTTTGAACAAATCCATCTCGATACTCCTATATGGCTAAAGGCGGACCTTGTGTACCAGGAATCGGAGCCTGCAACATCGACTTCATCGCTGCTGAAGCACCCCCTGTTTGCGGCAAACTCTGCACCATTTGCAGGATTTCCGCCGGAATCAACTCTCGCGTCTTGCCTTCCGTCTCTCCAAACACGCGAGCAAGCGACGTTAACACATCCAGAATCTTCTTTCCCTCAACCGACTCGGATCCAAAAGCAGGCAGAGCCTGTTGCATGAGGTCCATCGCAATTTGAATGTTCACTTTTGCCCCAGCTTGATCTCCTTTGGCATCCTCTGGGGTCAACATCGGCGCTGCCATCGGCGGTGTTTCCGCCCCTGACAATGCCGGTTTCGGCATCTCAGGTGGCGCAACAGGCGGTGTTTTGCCTGCATCTTGCCGAATCATGTTCATTAATTGATCAGAAGGTACGCTCATGCGCGGTTTATATCCTTTATTCAAACAAATGTCAAGTGGCTAGCGCATTTTGTACGCCAGCCACCTGTTCTCAGCGACGGGTCTTGCGACCACGCATCATTTTGCGAGCATACATCGCATCTCTCCTATCGAGTGGTGGATCGAACATTGGCATTGCGAATCTTTCCTGCAATGGCGTTGCGATTAAACGTCATTCTCGGTGCACGGGCGGTTGCCTTGAGCATATCCCGAGTCATGCGCGGCTGATCGCCTTGACCAGTATACCCCGACTTTTCCATCTCTGCTCCTTTACATGATTGACGCTGCTGGCCCTGCCGAACTTGCCATGTTGGGTTCCCCCATTTGGCTTGCAGCCTGTTCCTTGGCCTGAAGTTCCATCTTCTTGAGATCGTCCTTGAGCAATTGTTTCATGGGAGGCTCAAGTAAGTCAATAAGTCTTTCCCGCGAGATGGCATTGGCCTTGAAAAGATTAAAGGCCAAGTCTCGCGTATCTTCCATAAATATCGGTGAGTTGCTATGCGCATCCACTTTCACCACAAAATCTTCCGTAAACTGCGAAGCAATAAACGGAATATCATTGACATCCAAATAACGACGATCTTCATACTTCATCATCAACTTCAAGTAAATCGTCGCCACCTTTTCAAGCGCATCTTCCACGACCAACGCCCGACGCTTGGCTCTTGACGCACCCATACGCGCCAATTGCGAAGCATGACCTGCGCTGCGCACTCCGGTTTCCCCGCGTCCTTGCAAGACGGAAACAATTCCCGAAGCTTCGGCAAACATGTTGTCGATTTCGCCCAGCTCACGGAACAGATCGTTTGGAATGGACGGTGCGAGTTGTTCCACCTTTGCATTGGGCTGGTCGCTGTAGAGCAATCCGCCTGCACGGTTGAGCGCGAAGTTCTTTTCGTCGGGGATGCCCAAGAATCCGATCAGCGCGGTGGGCGGTTGCACCTGTTTGTTCAGCAAATCAAGAATTTCTGCCATCCGTTTGTTGCGCATCTGTTGTAAAAAGATCAATCGGGCAACTTCGGACATTCCCCAGTAGTAGTCGTATTGCAGGTTGGGGCAGATCTGGATGAGGGGCACTTCACCGCGCAGGTACACCGACTCCATCGGGCGGTCGTAGATGACCACATCGGGGTCGGCAAGGGTGATGAATTGATAGTCCTCAATCTCATCATTCCAGATGTAGAGTTCCCGCATCTGCACCAAGTCTTCAGCTACCTTGGGTTTGTAGCGGTTGATGCCACCAAGATCGAGGTTGACGTTGCCATACATGGTCGGATTGACCTGGGACATCAGCAAACGCTCGACACCTTCGGGCATATCGTCCTGCGATTTCTCATTGGCCGTCACCCGTTTGACGATTTCATCGCGGCGCGGATGTTTGTAGAGTCGCGCATAGAGTTCGGACTTGGTGATGTAGTATTTCTGGCACATCGCCTCTTGCCGATCTGTGTTCGTCATGTCCTCGCGCAACACGCCGACCTGCCCAGGCTCCACCACATAGGGCTGGATGCCCTTGTTGTAAATGAGCTTGATGAACATTGAGTTGTAGCACAAGGCCCAGTTCAACGCTTGCGAGAACATCTGGTCGGCATTGGAATTGATCCACTCATCGTTGAGTGCTTGCGTCAACACCGGAACCTTGTTTTGTTCGGCGACGGGAACCGAGGCTCCCAAGGTAATGCTGAAACGTGTCGTCTCTGCCGAGTAAAGAAACGATGCCAGTTGGTCAATGTGGGGATAGATCTTGTTGAAATGCGCAGGCGCTTCATCCACCCCGCTGCCAAAGAGAAAGAATGAACGCAGCGTTTGATAGTCAGCACGGCGCTCCTGCAAACTGACCATGCATTTGGTTGCAATGTCGTTGTAGAACGCTTCCCTTTCCAGAGGATTGGAAGGAATTCTCATACCGTCTGCACTTTCAGGTTTTCATGGTCGCGGATCACGACCGAAGGACGCACTGGTGGCAAGGATACACCACTGTTGCGCATGGAGGCAAGACCTTGTACCGGTTCATCACGCACCGGACGCAAATTGAACCCGGCAATGTCTTTCGGGTTACCCCACTTGACTGCAAAATCATTGTTCTGCTGTTTGTTTTGCAACAGGGCATGGTTTTGATGGTCGCCTTCCCTAGCGGACTTGATGTCCGTCATCTTGAAATCGTTGGCAAGGTTTTGCAAGGTGCGGTCAGCCCCCTTGGTGCGATCCGACTTCACACCCACGGGTTGCAAGAACACCATTTGCACTTCCAATTCACAACCGTGTGGGCAAAACGGTTCATGCGACTCAAAAAACCCATGCACACTGCATTTGTAATCATGCACGACTGCCATATTTATGCTCCAGTTGTTCTTCCAGTGTAGGAATGCTGTAGTCAAACTTGTTTCGCACCGCACTATGCATCTTGAACTCATTGCCGTCAAACACCAAGCGCGTTTCCCGCTTCAACACAGGTTTGGGCACTTTCCGATACTCAACATAACGCTTGTTCTCAAACTCCATCGTTTTGGCGTATCCATCATGCACCGTGTTGAACGCCCGAGACACCCGAATCTGCATGGTTTCGGTCAAGGCAAACTCTTTATAAATAAACACATCGCGCAAGTGACCAAGGCTGTAGCCGCAAAGCTCGGCAAACATCTCAAGCGAGATGCCACGGTTGCGATCCCGAATGAACCGACGCATGATGCGCATCAGTTCCTTCTTACTGTAAACGTCCTGGCGCATTCTTGATGCCAATGTATTGCAAGTAGTTGTTGATCTGCCTGTTGACCACCTCCGTCTCTGGCATCTCTTCCTTGCGCTCCGAGGCCACCTTGCGCGTCAGCCGCATTGCCATCAACCGTGGTTGCACCTGTTCCGCAAAGGCAGCACAAGCCAGCGCGGTTGCCATCACACGATCATCCTTGTTCCTGCCATAGGCGGCAATGCTTGCACCATCCCGCACAATTGCTTTCATCTCCTCCAGCAAGGGCTGCGAGTACACATGCATCAACCCACGCTCAAAATAGTCCTTGAAGTAACTCATCATCCGCTCTTTGGTCGCCGCCGTGGTCTGCCATCCCATCGAGTTGGTCACACCACCCAGACTATCATTCCTGCGCCACAGGTAATGTTGCATGTTGGATAGCACATTGGCAAGACCTGTCCCGTACTGCTCCGTCAAATGGAACGCCTGCCGACGCAGGTTCTTCAACTCATTCAACACCGCCTGCCCAGGACCGTTGATCTCCAGATTCAAGGTGCTGTTCCGGTAAGCACCCGCCAGATAGCAAATCATCCAGGCAAACTGATAAGTGTTCAATTCCGATGTCGCGTACTCCGCCACCTGATCCAACCCGTCGGCATACACCCGATAGACTTGGATGCAGAACCTGTCCGCCCAATCACTGCTGCCGTAGGCCGGATCCGCACCAATCACATAGTAACCGTTTGACTTGGGTTCTTCCCACACCAGCATCGTCGCCAAACGCTCGGTACTCTTGATCAACTCCGTGTCATGAAACATGGCTCCCATGCTGACACGGTAGAAATCCGGCACATTCTTCTTCGCCGCCTTCATCGCATCCGTACACCGGGACGCACTGAAGTAAGAACTGCCCGTCATGATGAACGCATAGTCCTCCGTCGGAGGAAACTCCTGATACATCAACGCTTCGTCTTTAATCCCTTCCGACAACTTCCACCGCCACCAAGCAATCTGCCGCGTATTGATCTCCACGCCATACTGCTTCTTAATGTCCTTCACCCACTCTTTCTCCTCAGGACTTAACTTCCCATCCCAATACACCTTGTAAATGTCGGATTCCGCATCAATCGCATACAACTCATTGCGCCACCAGCCACAGAAAATGGCATGTTGCGTCCTCGCCCTCTTGGCGGTCACATACATATCATGAAACATATTGAACCCACGCGCTGTACTCTCAAACAAATACAGCCGCGCCGGATTCGTCTCCGCCAAGCTGGCTAACAAACTCGCCAACCCCTCTTCATCCCCCCAGCTACTGGTCTCCGTACCGTGCAAAAACGTGATCGCCTTGCCACGCCCCAAACTACCCTTGGCGCGAATCCCAGCCACTTGATAGAACAACCGACTCCGGTTTTTCAACACCATCTGATTCCGGTTGTGACTCACCAATGGAATCTTGTACTCCGTCGGCAAACCTTCGATGTACATCGCCAAGGTGGTCCGAAACTGGTCCCTGTTCTCCTCCGTATCCGTCGTCAACGTGCCCTGAAACCCAGGATGAATAAAGTGCCAATACAAATCCAAGGCCAAACTGATCGTCGTAATCCCTAACTGCCTGCCCTTTAACACCACAAAAAAGTGCTTCCCCTCCTCCAACCCCCTTCCAATCTCCTGCATCAAATACTTCTGCGTACCAAGCAACTGCGTCCCCAACTTCTGTAACCCACGCTCCTTCGTCTCCACCGTCAACTCACGGCAAAACCTCTCAAACTTGCGCAAGTCAAAAGTCATCACTCACCACCTTCTCATCCGACCCAGGTTCGTACTCAAACTTCTCACAACGACGCTCGGCATAACACCGCGTCAGCTTGCACAAGTACAAATCACGCACAAAATAACCGCCACGCCGAACCTCACCACCCATCCAAACGTGGCGGCAACTCACACACGTCAACTCAGGCTGTGCGCCAGACACGAACCCCCCCCTCCACCTTGCGCACCGAAAACTTCATCCCATGCAACTTCCCCATCCGATACGCAAGCGCACTCTCACTCGCATAATCCCGCTGACTCAAAAAACTCTGCCCCACCTCCATCCGACCATGCGGATAATCCTTCCTCTCCGTACGCCTCCCAGGCAAAGGCACTCCATCTTCAATCACCACATCCATAAACACCTCCCATAAAACACCCAGCATACCAGAAATCGTTTTTTCCATGGGTGGAGGAGCGTTGTGGTGCACGGCCGCGCCACTCCCAAACCCCATCGATCGCGCCCGTCGCCGTGCAGCCGCCTCGCCGATCACGCTCGCCTACCCCTGCCCAAGCCCGGACTAGCCACACGCTCTCAGCGGTCCGATCCTCGATCGACCGCCTGGATCCGCTGCCCATGCCACTGCCCCTACACCGTACCAATAGGCTTCCATATCGGTACCAGGGAGCGGATAGATACAGTCACCCCTATATGCCTTCCACCCCATTACAAAGTCTAAGTACCGTTTATCTACTGTTATCGACCGTAGGTCAGGAGATGGTCATAGTAATACTTTAGTCTTATCCGTACAGTGTAGAGTGAGCGCACGATTCTAGTTAGTGCATTTGCACTGTTTACTTACCAGGAGCACTACACAATGGATATCGCAAAGACAATCACCGACACCATCATACAAGAACTGGAGAAGGGCACTGCGCCCTGGGTGAAGCCTTGGAGCGAAGCTTGCGAAGCATACAACCCGATCACCGGAACGATCTACCGGGGCATGAATCAGATCTGGCTTGGCATGGCAGGCCTTGGTCGTTCGAATGCTTGGCTCACGTTCAAACAATGCGCCCAGGCGCAGTTGCGCGTGCGCAAAGGTTCCAAAGGCGTACCGATTGTCTTCTGGAAGCCTTTAGAACTCACAAAAAAGAATAACGAAGGAGAAGATACGCTTTCGATTGTGCCGATGCTGCGTCACTACTTCGTTTTCAATGCCGACGACGTTGAAGGAGCTAGCTTTCAACGTCAATCAGGCACTCTATCCGGATCCGTAGATCAAGCCGTTACTGACGTCGTCGCACGGCTCGGCCTCGCCGGTGGAGTGCAACAAGCAAGCTCTGCGTACTATCAAGCTACCCGAGACCTTATTGGCATTCCCGATATAGCTTCTTTCCGCAGTGTTAGTGACTATGCAGCAACCTTGCTGCACGAGGCAGTGCATGCCACTGGCCATGCTTCACGCCTTGATCGCAAGCTAGCTAATAGGTTCGGTTCGGAAGCTTACGCCTTTGAAGAACTGATTGCAGAACTAGGGGCGGCCATGCTTTGCATGAAAACTGGCATCGACGGAAAGCTACAACATGCAAGCTACATCGAATCTTGGCTTAAAGTCTTGAAGCAAGACAAGACCGCGATCATTAAAGCAGCAAGCAAAGCACAAGCAGCCATGGATTACTTAACCGCAGCAGTGCAAGAAGAAGAACTTCTAGCAGCCTAGACTTCAGCCTATAGCCCTCGGATCGAGGGCCTTAGGATGCAGTTTTGCATCGATTACCAGGAGAAAACATCATGATCAATGTAACATTTATTGAAACAGTCTACCCTGCGCCAGAGGACGACGAGGAGGACTATTGTCCGGATGGTGCACTTGGGCGCATTGAAGTTGAAGCCCTTACTTTCCGTGAACTGGTACGCGCTATGCGCGATTACCCGTTTGTTTCATGCAGCCGCGCTGTTGGTGCGACGCATGAGTGGCTACATTCTGAATCGGAGCAGGATTACCGCACCGGTGATTACACCGAGCGTAGTATGCACTACTCTCGTGATAATAAAGAGCACAAGGCGCGCTATTGGCGTCTCGCTATGAAAGCCGCTGGACTTTTAACCGCATGAAAACCGGGGCTTCGGCCCCTCTACCAAGGAGATCGATCATGGACCCCGATCGTCTCGTCGGCACAGGACTCATAATCGGCGCAGTCACACTCGCTGCGCTCATCCTGGCAGGCATCATCCAACTGTAAACCCTATGAGCCCCCCTCGCGGGGGCAAGGAGCACTAACATGGACGACCACACACTAACCCTCAGGCTCACCGATAAGCTTACTCGATGCAGACCAAGCTGGTTTGAACCGACGACTCCACAGAGACCACCGTTGGGCAAAATGTCCCGAGACAGACTCGCTTACCATCTTCTGAAATCAACTTCCCGCGCCGACCTCGGTGCAACCCGTTCCGCACACTTTGACGACATCTTCCTCATGTCCCGGTTCGAATCCCTGCTTCGATCCGACATGACTCCAGCAGCAGCACTCGAATACCTCACCTTACCCGCCAGCGAGACCCTTTGATAGGAGCACTAAGATGGACATCT